CGGTGTTTTTGCCATTTTTACGAGGCAATCAAAATATGACCGCCCCGTAATTGTTTCATTTTTAGTTTTTAAAACATAAACCCCCTTTGTTATTTTAAAACTGTATTTACTCATCAAACCCCGCAATTTGTTTTAAATCGTCTAGCATATCCCCGCTATCATCTAAATCGTCACGAGATAGCCCAAGATTATCTAAAAAATCATCTTCTTTTTGAGTTAATTCGTCTTTAGGCTCAATTATTTTAGGCTCATTAACTTTAATTGATTGCTCTAGCATTCTCATCTCCCTTATATTTTTCGATTAAATTAAACAAAAAACCCTCATCTAATAAAAAATACTTTTTATCACTAAAGCCTTTTGTTTTTAACCAATCCCTCTCAAAGATTTTAACATATAATTTTTTATCTTTTAGAGTGATTTCATAACGATAATCAAGATCACCGAACTTGTCCCAATGTTTAGCCAATCTAAAATCACCGCCACCCTTCTGCTTATTACTTGCAATAAATGACGCACTAAACTCACAAGCCTCAAAACGAGGCAACTCCCAAGCATAAGGCAATGCATTGTTTAAAAATTCCATAGCCCCGCTAGGATAGTTGTCCCAATGTTTAAAGACATGGTGCGTTTTTTCAGTATCATCAATAAATGTATAAACCGCTCTAGTACCCATATTAAACCCCCCTTTGTGTTGTTAAGTTTTTATTAATAAATTCAATTTTTCTAATTCCAATACCATTTTTGTAAGGTATTACTTTGTACGGGATAGGGCTTTCTAATCCTACCTTGATCGCTTGTTTAATATATTCTATCCAATTCATTTTTGACCCCATATTAAAGTTATTACAACCGCTATTACTAAAGCTAAATAAAAATGCTCCATTGTTCTATCTCCTATTTTAATTAACATAAGTTAAGTATTAAACCAACATAAAACATATGTCAACAGTTAATTAAATTATATTTGTTCATGTATTGTTCTTTTTAAACCTTTAGGTTATAATATGCCTAATATGATTAGAAACCTTACAGACAAACAAAAATTGTTTATTGAATACTTTAGCTCTACGGGCAACGCTACGGCCTCATGTATCAAGGCGGGATATTCTAAAGCAACGGCGGAGCAACAAGGCTACGAACTTAAAAACAAACTACACACCGAGATTGAAACAGCAACAAAAAAGATATTAAGCGGATCAGTACCAATAGCGGTTGATGTATTAACAAAGTTAGTTAGTGACCCTAAAATCCCACCGAGTACCAGACTTCAAGCGGTGAATTCTTTACTTGATAGAACAGGCTATCAAACAACTACGAAGATCGAGGACGTGACGCATAGAAAGACAGATCAAGAACTTCGGGCGGAATTAGATCATCTTATTAATACTCTAGCAATCAATAAGAACGAACTCAATTAAACAGTAAGAGAGAGGGCGAGAACATAAGGCCCATAACATAGGGCCACAACATAAGAGATAAGACAACACACAAGATAAGAGATAGAGAAGGCTAGGTATAAGGCAAGAATACCCTTTACATCACACACACACGCACACACGAGGGCAAACAGGCTTGATCTGGTACAATTCCCCCATGTTCCCTATGTAATAGGTGTGACAGCTCTACGTCACGCATAGAGAAGATCATCATTTCTTAAAAATAAAGAGGTTTTAACACCCCCCTACCCCCCAAACTTCACTTTGCCTATAATAATAATGCTTCCTTTCGCCCAGCGGGGAGTATTTGTTAATATTAACCAAAGTTAATAGGTTGAATAATGATAAAAAGTAAACTATGTAAGGGTATGCGTAAGTTTATACAAATAGTTAAACCGAATGCTTTGCTACACTTTCAAAAGGGTAACTATGTATATAGGTATGTACTGGTTGATAGATACGAAGTTACTAAAACAAATCATAATGGCTTTGACGATAAAGAACATATGACCACCGCAGAAATTTTTGAGTTAGCAACACCTAGGAAGCTACGCAGAAAATATATACAAAAAGATAAATAATGCTATAATTATATTATGGCTAAACAAAATTTTTCAACTTATACTCCTAGAGATAAGCCACCTAAAAGGCCTCGTAGGCATAGTAAGTCGTTAAATAAAAGCTCAACATTTAAGAGGTATAATGGCCAAGGTAGATAAATGCACTAACTGTCATCACGATTGTCATTGTAAAGAGGAACTTCATGCAGATGAGTATGGGGTATGTACTTGTGAGTATTGTAATTGTAAAACAAAAGCTGATGATAAAACTTGGGAAAATGAGGTTGAATACGAATAATGGAGACTGATAGGATGAATTATTATTTTACAGGAATATTGATTATAATGATCTGTTTATTGGCTGTCTTTGGTGGGCCAGTAAGATGAAGCCAATAGTGTTATTTATATATCATTGGTCAACTAAATTAAGTTCTTGGTCGTGGCAAAAACTTTATAGTGATAGAAAAACTGGTTTAGGTTATAAAAATGAGAGATAACAAAGTAATTGAAAAATATTTAAAAGACAACTATAAGAAAATTATTGAAATGAGTTTGTTTAAAAATTTAAAAAAAGAAGTAAATACAGGTGCTAATGGCACACAAAGCTATGTAATTAAAAAAGGAATTAATAAAGATAAAATAGCTAAAAAATAAATGGAAGACCTTTTAGAAAAAGCTGTACATATAGCAAAAGAATTAGAAAGGAGAGAATCCACTAATCGTTTAGAACGATATGCTCCTTATGACTACCAAAAAAAATTTCATAATTCTAAAGCAACACAAAGATTATTAATGGCGGGAAATAGGGTCGGTAAGTCTTTTAGTGGGGCAATGGAAATTGCATATCATGCTACAGGTAAATACCCTGCATGGTGGGAAGGCAGAAAATTTGATAGACCAGTTCGTATATGGGTCGGGGGAGTTTCAAATGAAACTACAAGGGATGTCTGTCAAAAAGAACTTACTGGTCAGCCAGATGATCCATCTGCGTTTGGCACAGGCTCTATTCCCTTAAAGGATATTGGAAACACAGTTAGAAAAGCTGGTGTACCAAATGCATTAAGTTCATTAGTGGTAAAACATAAATCTGGCAATTATTCTAGAATAGGTTTTAAATCTTATGATATGGGTAAAGAAAAATGGATGGGTGAAGCAGTTGATGTTGTTTGGCTAGATGAAGAACCACCACAAGGTATATATTCACAATCATTAACAAGAACAGCTGATAAAGGTGGCATTGTTTTTATGACTTTTACTCCAGAACAAGGGATGACAGAAACAGTTGCACAGTTTGTAAATAATTTAAAAGAAGGTCAAGCATTAATTACAGCAGGTTGGGATGATGCACCTCACATGACTAAAGAAATTAGAGAACAAATTTTATCTGCATTACCACCACACGAAAGAAAAATGAGAGAAAGAGGTATTCCACAATTAGGTTCTGGTTTAGTATTCCCAATAGTAGAAGAAGATATATTATGCGATCCTATAGATATACCTACTCATTGGCCCAGATTGTGTGGAATAGATTTTGGATGGGATCACCCTACTGCTGTTGTCTGGATAACATGGGATAGAGATACTGATATTGTATATATTTATGATTGTTATGCTATGAGGCAAGAAACAGTACCCGTTCATGCATCTGCTATAAATGGTAGAGGTAAATGGATTCCTGTAGTATGGCCTATGGATGGAAGACAAGCAGATAAAGGATCGGGAAAAAATCTTACAGATCAATATAAAAGAGAAAGTGTTAATATGTTAAGAGATCATTTTAGTAATCCACCTTCAAATGGAATGAAAGAAGGAAGTGGTGGAAATTCTGTAGAAGCAGGTATTATGGAAATATTAACAAGAATGCAAACTAAAAGGTTGAAAATCTTTAGAAATCAAAGTAAACTGTTAGAAGAATTAAGGATGTATCATAGAAAAGATGGTAAAATAGTTCCTGCACATGATGATGTAATATCTGCAATGAGATATTGTGTTATGTCATTAAGAAAAGCAAGAATTAAAAACTATCAGCCTATGCAATTCCAAACTGATTCTGAATTTAACGTGTTTAACTAAAAAGGATATATGGGCGGATTTACAAGATTTATAACAAAAATGTTGAAGATGCCATCTTCACCAATACAACAAGTAGCACCTGTGCAAACAGTTGCAGCACCACAAGCAGCAGTAAAAGATAAAGCTAAACAAACTTTAGCATCTGGTGGGTATGGTAGTTCTAGTATTTTAACAAGTCAACAAGGAATAGAAGACGAAGCTAATGTTTCTAAAACTGTTCTTGGTGGAGTTGTTCAAAAAAGAAAAAAAATTTAAGTGATTGAAACAGTTACTGACGACAGTTGGCGGAAACCAATTGGAGAGTATCTTAAAAAAAAATGTCATATATCTGCTGATATAGGAGATCAATTTTCATATATTGGATTTATAGAAAATAATAAAATATTAGGTGGTTTTCTTTTTACAGATTTTGATGGTCATAATATTTATGTCCATTTAGCTTTAGAAAGTCCTAGATTATTTACTAGAAAGCATATAAGATATGTTTTTGACTATGGTTTTAGACAAATTAATTGTGGAAGAATGACAGCTGTTTGTAAAAATGGCTTTAAACGCAATGAAAGAATTTTGTCTGGAACTGGATGGACTAAAGAAGGTGTCATAAGACAAGTTATGAAAATTGATAATGAATTTGTTGATGCAGCTGTATTTGGTATGTTAAAAGAAGAATGTAAATGGATATAAAAATAAAGGAATAATTATGGGCGGAAAACCACAACCACAAATGCCACCAGCAGTAGATACATCAGTTCAAGATAAGTTAGATGCATCAGAAGCTAAATTAGCAAGTGAAACATCAAAAGCTATGGGTGTAAAAAGAAAAGGCCAATACGGAACTATTCTTACATCAGGAAAAGGTGTAACAGAAGAAGCAGATACATCTGGATCACTTTTAGGTGGAAAAAAATATTAAATAATTTATGGCAACATTTGAGTATATAAAAAAAAGATGTGCTAATTTAGAATCTATTAGATCAACTTGGGAAGATCATTGGCAAGAAATATTAGATTATGTAATGCCAAGAAAAGCAGATGTTACCTTTGTTCGTTCTAAAGGTGAAAAAAGAACCGAAGTATTATATGATAGTACAGCAATAACTGCAAACAATTTATTAGCAGCAAGTTTACAAGGTACACTTACGTCAGCATCATTACCTTGGTTTCATTTAAAATTAAGAGATACAGAAACAAATCAAAATAGAGATGTTCAATTGTGGTTAGAAGATTCTGCTAAAAGAATGTATGAAATTTTTAATGAATCTAATTTTAATACAGAAGTGCATGAATTATATTTAGATTTAGTATCAATAGGTACAGGTGCAATATTTGTAGAAGAAGGAAGTAAAGGTTTTGATAAAGAAGGAATACATTTTAATTGTTTACATATAGCAGAATATTTTATTCAAGAAAATATTAATGGTAAAGTAGATACACTTTATAGAAAATATAAATTAACAGCTAGACAAGCAATACAAGAATTTGGCGAAGAAAATGTTGGTGAAAAAATATTAGAATCTGTAAAAGAAAAACCAGACAAAGAATTTAATTTTATACACGCAGTTGAACCAACAGAAGATTATGAAAGAGCAGTAGGTAAATCATCTACAAAATTACCAGTACATAGTTGTCATGTTTGCACAGAAGATAAAATGGTTGTTCGTACTGGTGGTTATAACGAATTTCCATATTTAGTTCCAAGATGGTCTAAAGCAACAGGTGAAATTTTTGGAAGATCACCAAGTTACAATGCATTACCAGATATTAAAACTTTAAACAAAGCAGTTGAAATAGGATTAAAAGCATGGGCAAAAGCTATTGATCCACCATTACTTGTTCAAGATGATGGTGTAATTGGTAGAGTAAGAATGACACCTGGCGGTGTTACAGTAGTTAGACATGATGGTGCTATTAAACCATTACAAATAGGTTCTAATTGGCAAATAACTGATTTGAAAGAAAATCAATTAAGAACATCTATTAGACAAGCATATTATTCAGATCAATTACAATTACAAGATGGCCCACAAATGACAGCTACAGAAGTGCAAGTTAGATATGAATTAATGCAAAGATTACTTGGGCCAACTTTAGGAAGATTTCAAACAGAATTTTTAAATCCATTAATAGAAAGAACATTTGGTATTATGTTAAGAGCAGGTGGATTATTACCAGAGCCAGACGTTATTAAAGGACAAAAAATAGATATAGAATATGTTGGGCCACTTGCTCGTTCACAAAGAATGGAAGAATCAGTTGCTATTGATAGATTATATGCATTAGCAATGAATGTAGTACAAATTGATCCTTCAATTATGGATAACATAAACCATGATGAAGCAATAAGATTAAGAGGTGATTTATTAGGTGTTCCAAAAATTATTTTAAGAGCAAGAGATGAAGTTGAAGAATTAAGAGAACAAAGACAACAAGCACAAATGGCACAACAACAAGCTGAACAACAACAACAAGCCGCACAAGCTGCTTTAACACAAGGTCAAGCTATGTCAGAATTAGGTACACCAGAAGCACAAGAAGGTATGGCACAAGCTGAACAGGCAGCACAAGAAGAAGGTCTAATTTAATGGCTGATAGTGACGAAGATTTAAAACAATTAAAACAAGATTATCAAATTACATTTTCATCTAAAGAAGGTGAAAGAGTATTAGCAGATATAACATCTGCTTATTATCATAGAGGATCATATACAAAAAATGATTCTTATGAAACTTCATACCGAGAAGGACAAAGATCGGTAATAATAAGAATAATCAATCTAATGAAGGAAAATAAAAATGGCTGATGAACAAACGACCACTAACGACAATCCAGTAGAAAATACAATTTTGGGATCGGGAAGTGATAATCAAGAAGATTGGAGATCATCATTACCAGATGAACTTAAAAATGATGCAACTTTGCAAAACTTTAAAGATGTAGAAAGTCTTGCTAAAACAGTAGTACATCAACAAAAAGTATTAGGTAGTAGAATACCTATACCTAAAACTGATGAAGAAAGATCAGAACTTTATACTAAATTAGGAAGACCAGAATCTGGAGAAGCATATGATTTTACTATTCCAGATACTCATAAAAGTCATTTTAATGAAGATCAAGTTAAAGAGTTTAGAAATGTTGCACATCAAATAGGATTAAATAATGAACAAACAAAAGCATTAATAGACTTTCAAGTTAAATCTGTTGACCATGAATTACAAAGACAATCAATTAATTTATCTGCAACAAAACAAACTACAGAAGATACGTTAAAAAAAGAATGGGGATATGATTATGATAAACAAGTTAGGAATGCACAAAGAGCATTACAAGTTTATGGTAATGAAGAACTAAATGAATTAATGAATGGAGAAGCAGGTAATATACCAGCAGTCATTAAATTGTTTGCTAGATTAGGTTCAGAAGTAACAGAAGACATGGCTAAAAATACACAAAATAATAGTCTAGCTACTTCACCATTAGATGCACAATCTGAAATAGATAATATCTTTAGTGATGCTACCGATCCCTACCATGATAATATGCATAAAGATCATATGAATAGAGTTGAGTATATGCGTCAATTACATGAAAAAAGGTTTGGCAAATAGTTAAAAATTTGCTATAATTATAAAATCTAATTCGCCCTATTTTAGGAGAACGGAGAAGTAGCCGTGATTGGCTTTAAACTTCCGATCTGATCGTATCGTTTACGATAAGGTTTCCCGCAAGGACAAAGACCGATAATATGGAATATGGATTAGTAGTTATATTATTCCCACTATTCTTAACTTTTAAAAAAGGACAAAAAAATGTCAACACAAATAACAACGGCTTTTGTAGAACAATACAAAAGTAATGTGTTTCATTTGGCTCAACAAAAAGGTTCTAGATTAAGAGGTGCGGTTAAAACTGAAACGGTTACAGGGAAAGCACACTTTTTTGAAAGAATTGGGTCAACTGCGGCACAATTAAGAACATCACGACATTCTGATACTCCAAGAGTAGATACTCCGCATAGTAGAAGAAAAGTGACAATGAACGACTACGACTGGGCAGATTTAATTGATAATGAAGATAAAGTAAGAATGCTTATATCTCCACAATCTGAATATGCACAGGCTGGAGCATACGCAATGGGTAGAGCTATGGATGACGCAATTATTGCGGCAGCTACTGGCAATGCACTTGGCGGAGTTGCAGGTGGAAGTTCAATTGCTTTACCAGCGGGTCAAAAAGTGGTTCATGGTTCAGCTGGATTATCAGTAGCAAAACTAATTTCTGCTAAAGAAATTTTAGATGCCGCTGAAACAAACCCAGACGAAGCTAAATATCTTGTATGTTCAGCAAGTCAGATTTCTGATTTGTTAGCAATAACAAGTATTACTTCTTCTGATTTTAATTCAGTAAAAGCACTAGTACAAGGTCAAATTGATTCATTCATGGGCTTCAAGTTTATCAGAACAGAAAGACTTGGAACAGATGCAAATGGCAATAGACAAGTATTAGCATTTAATCAATCAGCATTAGGTCTTGCTGTTGGATCAGATATATCTACAAAGATATCTGAAAGAGCAGATAAGAACTATGCAACACAAGTATTTTTATCCATGACTATCGGAGCTACGAGAGTAGAAGACGAGAAAATGGTTGAAATTGCTTGTACAGAGTAATAGGAGTATATAGATATGGCTGTAACAACACAAAATAGTGCCGAGTACACTAATAGAATAGCTACTCCTCTTGTAACTGCTGATGCTGTTAATGATAAGGGTAAGTTAAGAACTTTAACTTTTACTCACAATCAAGACGGTGTTGGTGATGCAGGATCAATTGTCGTGCTGGGAAAACTTCCAGCAGGAAAAGTTAAAATCATAGGCGGTTTATCTAGATTTTATTGTAACTGGACTGCTGGTTCAAATACAATGGATATTGGATGGGAAGCATATACTGATGCAGACGGAGCAGCGGTTGCTGTTGATGTTGATGGTATGGTTGATAACTTGGACATTGATACTGCTGGTTACTTTACAATGGAAGGCAATACTGCTGCAACTAAATTGCTTGGTGGTAATGCTACTTTCTCTAGTAAAGAAGGAGTTGTCATTACTGCAAAGTCAATTGGGGCTTTAGCAGATGATGATGATCTAGCTGGTGTAATCACTTACATAGTAGATTAATAACAACAATTATTAGGGGCGGATAATACTGCCCCTTTTATAAACTTAAAAAATTATGGCTACAGAAGTATCAATTTGCTCAAATGCATTAAGAAGATTAGGTGATAATCCTATTACATCTTTGACAGACGATACTGAAAGAGCAAGACTTTGTAATTCATTTTACGCAGATGCAAGAGATGCAGTATTAAGATTACATCCTTGGAATTTTGCAATCACAAGAACATCATTAGCACAACTATCAGATACACCATCATATGGTTTTGCATATCAATATTCATTACCAACTAGCCCTTATTGTTTAAGAGTTTTAGCAATGGAATATGAAGACTATATTTTTAAAGTAGAAAATTATTCTACACAAGGTAGAGTATTATTAACAGATCAAAGTTCTGCAAAGATTTTATATGTAGCAAAAATTACAGATACAACACAATTTGATGCATTATTTGTTGATGTACTAACTGCAAAATTAGCATTAGACTTATGTTATCCAATAACTAATAGTGTATCTTTACAAGATAAAATGCAAAAACTTTACCAACTAAAACTTTCTGATGCAAGAAGTATAGATGGACAAGAAGGCTTTATTGATGACCTTGTTTCTGATACTTTTACTGACTTTAGGAAGGCTTAATGGCTAGAGTACATCCTTTCCAAACCAACTTTACTGCTGGAGAATTAACACCTAAACTTGCTGGTCAAGTTGATTTTAAAAAATATAGCAATGGTGTAGAAACACTTGAAAACATGACAGTATTTCCACAAGGTGGAGTGTCAAGAAGAAATGGAAGTAGATTTGTTTGTGAAGTAAAAGATTCAACTGCAATTACTAGATTAATTTCTTTTGAGTTTAATATTACACAAGCATATGTTTTAGAGTTTGGAAACAATTATATAAGATTTTTAAAAGATAATGGTCAAATAACAGAAGCTGCAAAAACTATAACAGCTATTACAGCAGCTAATCCTGCTGTAGTTACATCTACTAGTCATGGTTTTTCAAATGGAAATGATGTCTGGATTGCAGGTGTAGTAGGAATGACTAGACTTAATGGAAGAAGATTTACAGTTGCAAGTTCTACAACTAATACATTTGAATTAACTGGTGAAGATAGCACAAGTTATGATGCTTATAGTTCTGGTGGAACTGCATCTAAAACATATGAAATAGCAACAACATATACATCAGCAGAATTAAGTGAATTACAATTTACACAATCAGCAGATGTTATGTATATTGTACATCCAAATCATCCCCCTGCAAAATTATCAAGAACAGCTCATACAACATGGACTTTAGATGATGTTGATTTTCAAGTTGGCCCTTTTCTTGATACAAATACAACAGCAACAACACTAACAACAAGTGCAACAACAGTAGGAACGGGAAGAACTTTAACAGCATCTGCTATAACGGGAATTAATAGTGGAACTGGTTTTCAAACTACTGATGTAGGTAGATTGGTAAAATTAGGAGATGGATGGGGAGAAATTACAGCGAGAACTAGCACAACTGTTGTAACATGGACTATTACTGTAGCTGCAACAGGATCAGGGGCTGCGGTTTGGTCATTAGGAGCATGGTCTGCAACAACAGGTTATCCTAGAACAGTATCATTTTTTGAACAAAGATTAGTATTTGGGGGGTCATCAAGTTATCCTCAAACTATATGGGCAAGTGAATCTGGTTTATATGAAGAATTTGATGTAGGAGATGGAAGTGCAGCAGATGCATTTATTTATACAATAGCAGCCAACAAAGTAAATGTTATTAGATGGTTAGCACCTTCTAGAGATTTAATTGTAGGTACTGTTGGTGGTGAATTTAAAGTTGGAAGACCTGCTGGTGAGCCTCTAAAGCCCGACAATGTTAATATTGCACAACAAACTACATATGGCGGATATACAACACAACCAATTCAAATAGGTAGTGAAGTTTTATTTGTACAAAGACAACAAAGAAAAGTTAGATCATTTGCATATCGTTTTGAAGATGATGCATATCAAGCACCAGATATGACATTACTTGCTGAACATATAACAGATACAGGAATTGTTGATGTTGATTACGCACAAGAGCCAGATTCTATTTATTGGGCTGCAAGAACTGATGGAACATTATTAGGAATGACATACCATAGAGAAGAAGATGTTGTTGCATGGCATAGACATATTTTTGGTGGTTCTAATAAATTTATATTTAATGGTGCAACTGGAGTTCTTGATTATCTTAATGATGCTAATTTTAATGGATACATTACTATAACAGCACATGGATTATCTACAGGAGATGAAGTAACTTATAGTGCTGGTGGTGGAACTAAAATACCAGAATTAACAGAAGGTGGAACATATTATGTTTTTGCTAGAGATGCTAATACATTAGAACTAGCAGATACTTATGCACAAGCAGTAGATAGAACAATTAAAAGAATATCAGATGGTATTGGTGCAAGTCACTCTTTATCAACAAAAGCTAAAATAAAAAGTATAACTTCAATAAATGAAACACTTGAAAACCAAGTTTGGATAATATGCGAAAGAAGAATTAATGATACTAAAAGACAATACATAGAATATCTAGACCCAACATTAAATATGGATTGTACATTATCTGCATTAGTAAATGATGGACTAACAGTAGTAACAGGATTAAACCATCTTGAAGGGGAATCCGTACAAGTATTAGTAGGAGATGCAGTATTTCCAAATCAAACAGTTACAGGGGGTAGTATTAGTGTTACACTACCTACATCAGCAAGTTTTAAAAGTATTGAAATTGGCCTTGGTTATACATCTAAAATTAAAACTATGAGAATTGAATCAGGATCACAAGCAGGTACTGCACAAGCAAGGAAAAAAAGATATAATGAAGTTGTGGTAAGATTATATAAAAGTGTAGGTTTAACTGTTAATGGAGATCAAATACCTTTTAGATCATCTTCTACACCAATGGGGCAAGACATAGCAGAATTTACTGGAGATAAAAGAGTAAGTAATCTAGGATGGAATAGAGATGGTCAAATAGAAATTGAACAAACACAACCACTACCTATGACAGTTTTAGGTATAACAGGAACATTAGTAACAAGTGATTAATATGAATAATAAAATAATAGAAGCTAAAAAATTATTAGAACAATATGCACCTAAAGGTGAGTTTCTTGCATACATTAATAAAGATGAAGAACAAATATTAAAAAATTTAGGTGGTTCTGGAGAAAGAGTTAAAGAAACAGGAATACCTTCTTTTAATCCAATGTACATAGTTGCAGGAATGATGGCTTTAAGTACAGGAATGTCTTACATGGGAAGCCTTCAACAGTCTAAACAAATAAAAGCAGCTGCGGCATGGGATCAATACCATTTAAACATTAAAAAAACACAAGATACTATTATGGCTAATAAACAAGCTGCAAAATTATTAAGTGAAAAAAGAGCTACTATTGGTGCAAGAGGAATACAATTTTCAGGTTCAAGTTTAATGGAACAAGAAAGTGTTATAGAAAATTTAGAAGATACTTTATTTTGGATAGATAAAGGTGTAGAAATGGATTTAAGAACTATGGATGTAAGACTTGCAGGTGCATTAGCAAAAGAATCATGGGATAGAAAAACTAGTTTATTAAGTGGAATGACCAATGCTTATTCAACAAGTAAAACTACAGTATAAGTATGTTTAAAATAAAAGTATGGGATAATGATACAATGATATTTGAAGGATATAGTAAAAAAGTACCAAAAACAGATGAAGAATTTAAAGCATGGACTTTAACTAAAAATGGAAATTCAACAGAACAAAAAGAATTTAGTCCAGCACAATATAGAATAACTTACGAGGAAGTAAATGGCAATAAAAATACCTAGAGGTGAAATAGCAGCACCTTCTGTTGGAGATAGAGGTAGCAGTATGTTGAGTGCTGTTCAAAGTAATAAAATTGATTATGATAAAGTAACTAATACATTAGACTTTATTGGTCAAAAAATTGCCGCACATAGTAATAAAATTGAAGCTCAAAGAGTAGATAATAAAAATACACTTAATAAAGCAAATTTACAAGGTGATATTAATTTATTATTAGAAAATATTAATGATAATCCAAAACTTTCTACGGATGGAACAATGGAAAGTTATAATGGAGTTTATAATTCTGGAGTTAAAAAATTAGAAGATAAATATAAAAAAATTTACAAAAATGATGATGATGCCTTTGCTATATGGAAATCTGATTTATACACAGTTATTAATAATGGTTCACAAACTATGCGAACTACAAGAAGAAGAAAAGTATTAGCAGAAGCACAAATGAATTTTAATTCTACTAATGCTGAATTTACAACAAATTTAGATAATCAACCTGTTACTCCTAATATTTGGATGTCAACAGAATTACTAATTAAACAAGAAAAAGAAAGATTTATAAGAGCTGACGCATTAGGAATTCCAGTTGATTATGAATCTCATTTAAAAATGATACAAGACAAAGTATGGAAAAAAGTAATATCAGCTGATAAAAATTATGTAGATGATATGACTGGATTAGAAGAAGTTGATTATAAATCAATCTATAATGAATTAAATTCAACTAAATCTACACAAGAATATTTTGGTAAAACTATGCCAAAAGATACAAAAGAATCTTTATTAAGCTGGGCAAAAGAAAAATCAACTACACAACAAGCTATATATGATAGTAGAAAAGATGCAAAACAATTAGTATCTAATGAAACTTTTACTAATCAACTAATAGCTATAGCTTCTAATTCAGTAAAAGGAATTGAATATAGTAAGAATTTTCTTAAAGATTTAGAAGCAGATGCTAGTTTATCACCAGAACTTAAAAGAACATTCAAAACAGCATACAATACAACATTAAATAATCTTGCTAGTGGAACAGCTACACATGAAAGTCCTACTGGTTTACAAGTTAAAGCAACATTGACTTATTTAGTTAATGGTGGTTTTATTGATACAAAAGGAGAGTATGCTATTATTAATAATGCAATGGCTGATGGTCATATAAAACCAGAATATGCTACTACATTATTAAATAATGCTAAAGAAAATACTAAAGAAAGACATCAATGGAAAAAAGCAGTAACTAAAAATGCAGTAAGTGTATTAGCAAAAGAATTAAATGTTGATGATTTTAATCTTCAAGGAATGTTAGACAATTTTGACAAAGGTACACAAATAAATTCTGCTGATATGTTATCTCAACTTTTATCAGATAGTAAAATGCCTAAAGAAGTATATGCTGCAATGAACCAAATGTTTGCTATGGTCGCAGAAGGTGAAAGTAAAAATATAAGTATTAAAGAAATGTTAATGGATGAAAAAAGTCCTAATTATATTTTAAACGATCTTATAGGAGTTTATAAATCTAGAGTTAAAGAAGAAGTTGTTAAAGATTGGATGGGAATTTTAAGTGCAGATGAACAATTAGCTGTATCAGCAATTACAAAAGGTGGTTTTGATTATTCATTTGATACAACTAAATACTTTTCTGGTAAAAGTTCTGATGCACCATCAGTACAATTACCTACAAAAAATGAAGGAGAAAGTGTTTTTTCATATATTGAAAGAGTACAAAAAGTTACTAAAAATAATAAAGATAAATATTTACCAGAATGGGGAACGGGTAATTTTGTAACTGATTCTTTAGATATGAGTTCTTTTATTATTACACCGAAAGAAGAATAATATGGGTACAAGATTTACACCATTAATGCTTAAACAAGCAGGTTTTAATGATACACAAGTAGTTGATTGGATAGATAATCAAAGACAATATTTAAAAACTGCTGGGTTTAGTGATTTTGATATTAATGAAGCATATGGTCTTAAACAACAAAATAGTAAAGCTATTACTGCTAAAGATATGTCATCATCTGTTTCTGATGTTTTTCCTCAACATAAAGAATTAGGTAAAAATACTGCATTAGAAAATAAAACTAACAAACAAAACGAGAACATTATTAATACTAATTTAATTAATGATAATCATAATAAGAATATAGATGGCACTAATTACAATAACTTAATTGAAGCTGAACAAGATCAAATTTCATTAATGTATGAAAATGCAAAAACATTATTTAAAGATAATGATGAAGGAAAAGTTGGTTATGTAAATGAATGGTTTGATAAAAATCAACCTAATGTAGATAAAGAAAGTACAAAATTTTTAGATGATTCTGATTTAACTGTAATTGAAACATTACTAAATGAAGATCAAAAAAAAATGTTAGAGGATATGGAAGCTAGAGATATTATTGAAGGTAATGTAGGTTACAATACTGATAAACAAAAATATACAATACCCCCAGATGAATTTCAAAAAATTGAAGTAGAAAAATTACTTAAACTAGAAGAAGAAAGATTAGTTAAAAAGCAAGAAAAAGAAGCTACAGTAAAAATTCTTAACTCAAACACTACAACAGGTGAAGCAACAATGCCTGTATTACTACAAACAAAAAATGATTTTAATGTAAATGATTGGGATGTACAATTTGGGAACGAAGTAGTTAGTATGTTCTCATCATTAGAATCAAATAATAGAAATATTAAAAGTGAAAATAGTTCAGCAGCAGGATATTTTCAATTAACAAAAGATCAAATGAAAACTTCTTTAACAAGTTATAGTAATAGAATGTATAAAAATAATAAAGATTACATAACAGAAGATTGGATAAAAGAAGGACATGAACATATGGATATGATGAAATTAACTGACGATCAACAAAGATCATTAGCATTAGTTCATTTGTTAGAAAAAGGTGATAAAGAACTATGGAAAAAAATTTTAGTAGATAAAGATAAAGAAGCAGTTAAAGAATTGTATAAATTACATTTACAAGATAAAAACCAAGATGAAGGTTATGAAATTAGTGAAGCATTAAATAATAGAATTAATGAATATGTAGATACTTTAGGTACAGATAAATACATTTACCAAAATGGTCAATTACCATTTTTACCATCTGATAACATTATCACTAAAACATTATCAGCAATACCTAAAGTTGGAGATAATATTGTAAAGGCTTTGGGTGGTCAAGGAACATATAGTGTATTTACTAATGGTTACAATTTATCAGTCAATGGTTTTATAGAAAATTTTCATCAAGATTATATTGAACTTATAGAAGCAAAAGGAGAGAAATTAAAAATAGAAGATGTACAAGAAATATATAGAAAAACTTTTATGCGTCAAGAACAAACATTTGGTAGAGAAATGATACAATCAGTTGTTACAGATGCAAATGATTTACCTTGGATGATTGGTGGATGTTTGGCAGCAAGTGGTGCAGCTGCTGCTGCTACTGGTGGATTAGGTGCTGTAGCAGCTCCAGTTGTTTGTGGTGCAGGTGCATTTGCTGCTCCAGCAGTTATTGCAGATTCATATATGAGAGCAATAGAATCTGGAGAAGTTGCTAATTTTAAACAATTTTTAAAACATTTTTTTACTGTTAAAACTACTGTAACAGGAACAAAAGCTGCGGTTATAGGTGGAGCTACATTAGGTGTAGGAAGTAAAGTTACTAAAGTATTAGGGCCAAGATTAGGGCCAACTTTAACAGGTAAAGCTGGTACAACAGCTGCAAGGTTAGGTGCTGAAATAACTACTATGGTAACTTTAGGTGCTTTGTTAGAAGGACAAATACCTACTAAAAATGATTTTGCCCATGCTACAGTTTTAATATTTGGTTTACACGCAGGTATTAGATCAGTTGGTGCTTTAAAAAATATTTATAGAAAATACTCTATACATCCTAAACAAATGGTTACTCTTGCACTTGCAGATCATACAGTATTAGAATCTTTAAGAAAAGGTGAAGTGCCTGATGTTATTTTAAATGCAGATAAAAAAATAATTAAAGGAATGGAAAAAACTGCTGACATAAAATTACTTCCTGCACCTAAATATAAATTAAATGAAGATGTCCATATATCTTCTCATGGTGCAGATACAGGAAAAATAGTAGCTAAAGAATCTATAGGAAGTGATCTTATATTAGTTGTTAGAAAACCTAATGGTGAAACTGTACAAGTATTAGAATCACAAGCTAGAAAAATAGATGCAGTAGAAAAAGAAATTGTTATTAACGAAAACAACAAGATTGAAATAAAAGAAACTAAAAAAGATGACTTTATAAAAAAACAAGAAAGTGGCCAGTTTGAAGCAGACATAATTGAGTTAGTAAAAAAAGAAGGTTCTATAGTCAATAAGGATGGAACAACTTATAAAGCTAATCCAGCAGAAACATTAAAAGAATTAGGTGATAGAGAAAAAGTAGAAACTATTGACAAAACAGTAGTTAGTGATGGTCATATGTTAATTGAGAAAGTATTTTATCCTAAAATGGCTAAATACTTTGATACTCTTAAAAATGAAAAGTTAGCTTACAAAGGTCTATTTAAAACAGGTAAAGAAATTAAAAGCAAATTATTTAAAGGTCTTACAGAACAACATAAAAAAATTGATGTTATGTTTGCTATTAAAAAAGGATCATTGTCAAGATTAGATGTATTGGTAGGTAGAGTAGGAAATACATTTGTACAGTTTAATAGAAAGGCATATGAAATATTATCCAAATTTACTGATAAAGATGGTAAAGTTAAAAAAGCTAAATTACTTGCTACAGAAGGTAGTAAATTTGGAACACAATTAGTATTTTTACATCCAGAAACAAATAAACCTATTGGGTTATTAATGAGCCAAAAACTTGATGGTAGTATTGAAAACCAAGCTAAAAACTATTGGCGAGAATATTCATCTAAAGATAAAACAGAAGGCTTTTATTATGATAGATCAAACAGTACAAGAGATGGTAATACATTTGAAGTACCACCTGATCCTTATAGTAAGTCTGATTCATATGCTGGTCATAAAGAAATGCCTTGGCAAAGAATATACAATGACGCAAAAGGATTAGATTTGTTTGATCTTGTTGATCTTGTAAGAGTATTTATAGATAAATCACCAGAACTTAAAAAGCTATCTCCTACATTAAGAGGATATTTTCAATTTAAAGGAAAGAATGCACCTAAAATAGCTATTGCTAAAAGTTTACAGAAATCACCTGCTGCTTTGTATATGACATTGGCACATGAAATTGGGCATTTAATTGATTATTTACCCCAAGCTAGTTTAAAAAGAGGTAACATTTTAGGTTCATTAGCTACAATGAAAAAGTTTATGAACGAATGGATAGATGGTAAAAATAATGGAGCTAAACCTTTAAGTAAAAAAGAAATAAGTGAGTTAAAAAAACTATCAGAAAAGTATTCAAAAAGTAAAGAAAAGGAAACTAATGCAGAAATTAAAAAATTAGAAATTACACCAGAAACTATATTACAAATATTTCAAGATGCTAATGCAAGAAAAAATATTAATCCATTATTTTATGAAGCCTTTGTTAAATTATCTGATTCTTTAAAAAAATTAGTAGTTAAGGATGCAATGAAAGGTTTAATGTCAAGTCATTTAAAAGCTATTACAGATAGAATTAATGGTACAAAAGTTGATCCTAAATTAAATGCAGAAGCTAATAAATTATTTAAAGCATTATTTGAAAAAGAAATACAAGATAGAGGTTTGGTTAATAATGAACTTATTATGACTGAATTAAGAAAATTAACTATGCAATGGAAACCATTTGATGCAACAAGAGCAGATAAAGATGGTGTAAATTATACAAAATATAGATATAGCCCAAGAGAATTGTTTGCTGATTATATGATGGCTTGGTTGTTAAAACCACAATGGGTTAAATTAAATGCACCTAGAACATTTGATATGTGGATTCACCATATTGATAGAAAACCAGAAATAAAAAGATTATATGAAGATATCCAAATAGATTTAAACTCTAAAGGTTCCACTAGAATTGATAAACTTATTAATGAAGGAATAAAAGAATCTAGAGATGCCAATGTTGCAAAAATGAAAGTTATAGAAAATGAATATAAAGTAGATAAATTTGACCAATTAGGTGCAGAAGTTTATGATTCAATGACTTGGTTCTATAGAAGAATAGGAGATTCTTGGAATAGATGGCATTCTCCATCTGCTAAAGAAGCTAATATAAATGTAGAAAGATATAGATATAGAGCATCAAAATTAAAATTATACAGTGATACTTTAAATTCAGAAGTAAATAATCAAATTGTTAATCTTGGTTACAACTTACATGAATTTGGTTTTGGTTTAAAATTAAGAAATTTATTTGAAAGTAAACAAAGAGAAGGAATGGTTACTGGTGGATATTTTAAATTAAATGAAGTGTTACAAAAAGAATTAGAAGGTAAATTTGATGTTAGAACTATTGAACAAGCATGGGGAAAATATCAAGAGGCTTACCCAGATTTAATTCCTTTAATGAAAAAATTTAGTGATATTAGACAACAATATGTTGTTGGTGAATTAGCAGAATCTGGAATGTATGATAGGGCATTTATTGAACAATTAAGAGATAATTCTACTTATGTAAAATATGATGTACTTAAACATCTCTTAACAAGATTAGAAAAATATGGTGAAAATGCATCAGCTACAAGTTTTATAGGTAAGTCACAAGGTACATTTAGTATGACAAGAAATCCTTATGAAGCTACTGTAGAAACAGATATGATTTTAATTATTGAAGCAAGAAGACATAAAGCAATGTCATCTTTAGTTGAGTGGGTAAAAGAAAATAAAAAAGATTTAGAAAATAGAAAAGGTTTGTGGAATTGGGGTGGTTCAAAAACTGATAGAGTTATTATGAAGCCTAAAGCTATTGGTAAAAATAAATTTGAAAAACCACCAAAAGATATGGTTCCTTTTCACTATATGAAAAATGGTGAATTACAAACATACTATATTAATAAATGGGCAGCAGGTTTATTTGATGGTAGTCCATTAACATCAGGATTATCTACAAGAGCATTAAGTTTAAGTGGTGAAATTATGAGAAAAGCATTTACTGAATATAACCCTGCATTTTGGCCTGTGGATTTAGTTAGAGATTCTAATAGAACAGTAGTTATGTTGGAAGGTGCAAGTTATTTAGATATAAAAGGTGGATTTAAACATTCATATCTTAAATATTTATATAAATCAGTAAGACCTGCATACAGTTCTATCTTTAAAAATGGAACACCATTAACTCGTATGATGGAAGATGAAAGTATGTTGATATCTTCTATTGAAGGTTACAGAGGACAAGCTGGACAAAAAGCTACAAGGCTTGGAATTGATGAAGATACTTTCATGTTAGAACAATTAATGAAAAGATGGAATGATGGTAAAGGTAAAGTAAAAAAATGGGATAAAAAGACACAATCTTATAAAGAAATGCAAGGTACTTTCCATGAATTATATGATGAAATATTTGGTGTAAATGGTTTCTTTGGATTTTTAGGAGATAATGCAAGAGCTATTGCTAGGATGCCTAAAATTGCATCTGCTATGTATATTAAAGATGCAATAGAAAGAGGTGAAATAAAAATGACTACTAGAGAAATGGGTTTAAGAATGCAAGGAGATTATGGTCATCCATCTTTTTTAAGACAAGGTAAATATAACCAAGTAACAAATAATTTATTACTATATCTAAATGCTTTTAAAGAAGGTTGGAGATCAACAGCTGTTAGAGCCGCAGAATCCCCTTGGTCTGTTAGTTCAAAATTTATAGCATACAATGTATTACCAAAAGTATTGCAAAAAGCATTGGAAGTAGGTGCATTTGGTGCACCTGTTGCTGCATTTTTTTATGGAGTAAATAAATGGGATAGAGATAATTATATTATTATACCATTAGGTTATGATGATGAAGGCAGATCAGTATATTTTAGAATACCACAAGATGAATCTGCTAGAGTATTAACTTCTACAATGTATAAAATAATGAGCCTTAATGATGATAAACAATTAATGGGAGAGCCAGATGGTGCTGGTGAAATGGCTGCATTTTTAGGAACAAGTGGATTACCAAATGTAAATCCTGTTGTTAGTTTAATAGCTGATTTAGTTACATGGATGGGTGGTAAAACACCCTATGATGATTTTAGAGGAACAAGTGCTATAGATCAAACTTTAGATAAAGCAGGTGGTTGGAAAAGAGATGTTGAAATTGCTAAATGGTTTATGAATTCATATACTGGACAAGGTTTTTATAAATTTAAAAAAAGAGATTTAGTAGGTGTTCAAACTCAATTAGAAGAAATATTAGGTTATCCAATAGTAGGTACAGTATTAGGTAGATTTGTTAAAATAGGAAGTCATCCAGCAAAAACAGCTATGAATTCTTATGTAAAAGACTATGACAAGACAATGGCTAATATTACAATAGATGCTAAAGATGCATTAGCTTATATTATAAATGGAGAATCAGAAAAATTAGAAGCAAAACATTTAGAAGCTTTACAATTAAGAAGGGATAGCTTAAAAAGTAATCCTTTACTATTAGAATTATTAGCTAAAACTACTGGTGGTAATGTGTTATTACAAGAGTTTGTGGCAGAAACAGATAAGAAAAAACAAGCAATGATGATGTTAGGATTAATTGATTTTATTAGAAAAACTGATAATAAAGTAAATCTTAACTTTAAAAAGAAAACTAAAGGTGATAAGGTAGAAGAATAATGACAATTAGTACAACTATAATTAAAAACAGTTATTCTGGTGATGCTAGTAATGATACCTTTGCGTATCAATTTAAGATATCTACTACGGCAGATATGCAGGTTATTATCCGATCTGCGGCAGGTGCTGAAACTGTTAAAACTTTAACTACTCATTATACAGTAACAGGTGCTGGAGAAGCATCTGGTGGTAATGTTGTATTTGAAGCTGGTGCAATACCTTCTGCAACTGAAACAGTTATTTTAAGAAGATCAACTACATTAACACAAGCATTAGATTTAGTAGAAAATGATCCATTTACTGCTGATAGTGTTGAAAGTGCATTTGATAAAAATTTAGCTTTATTACAAGAACAACAAGAACAAGCAGATAGATCAATAAAATTATCAAGAACGAACACAATGACTTCTACAGAATTTACTGTAGGTGCAACAGATAGAGCAAATAAAATTTTAGCCTTTGATGCTTCTGGAGAAATTTCAGTAACACAAGAACTTGGTACATATCAAGGTACAGACGCAACAACAACTACAGCAGCTTATGCTATTAGAGATATGATTAAATCTACAACTGCTGGTCAATTAAATAATGTTTATATTTGTATAGCAGATAGTGTTATTGGAG